AGATCGAGCTGGATGCCTAGGTGGAACTTCATTCCCGGTCCCGTCGCTGCATCCGAGACGATTACTTGGACGCTCGTACTCGGAGCAGACCACGGAAATCGTTTCAGCCTCTCGTCGTATGCTGAAGCGGGTTCTGGGGCTGGCGATTTCGAAGAGTACGCATCTCGGCCGATCCGCACGAACAGGACTGACACCTACATCGAGTTCCTTGTTCGCATCGACACGAGCGGCACGTTCTCCAACAACGGCGACTTCGATACGAACGCGACGATCTCCGACAGCCGTATGCTGGCCGGATCGACTGAACTCGGTCACACCTCGCTGACTGTTGTCAATACGGGCGGAGCGACTGGGACGATCAAGAGATTCCGGTTCAACAAGTCGGACACCTCCAGCTTTTACGACGCCCTGTCGACGGGCGACACTCTCACCATCGGACTGACCTACTCATGAACACCATCGCCTTCTACGCTGCCATCGCGAAGCATCTGGCCGGGATCGAGTCGAACGTCGCGGCCCTCGCTGACGTGTACGCAAACATCTCCGAACGGACCACGCTCGACGAAGACCTGATCGACCTGCTGGCCGCGAAGGCCGACGAGATGAAGGCGGCAGCGATCGCCCTGAAGTCGGTCGCCTACGATCCGCCGACGCCATGATCTCTCGACTTCTGATCCTCGCCTTCGCGTCCTCGGCTCTGGCCGACGACCCGTGTAGTCCTCGGCTCGAGCCGATGGTGACCACGCGGATACCCGTCTTTGATACTGACGGGAACACCACCGGGACGATCCAGACGGTTTCGGTCGCGGAGACCGAGACGAGGAACGTCGTCGCGGATTACCTCACGCCGGAAGCCGTGGACACGCCCGGCCTCTTCTCGATGGTCGGCGAGATCGAAGCCACGAACCTCTCGAGCGTCGCGAGGAAGGTCCGGTTCCGCCAGTCGGTCAGGATCGGCGAGGGCATGGTCCCGGTGTTCGATGAAGGGTCCGAGCTATGCTGGGATCCAGGCCGGACGCGCATCGTCCGCGACTACCTCTTCACGCTCGACCCCGGTGAGAAGGTGATCGAGTCGATCTCGTGGTCTGCGAGTCTCAGGCTCGAGGGAATGGTCGCCGACATCAACGCGGACGGCTGGGTCGATGGCATCGACCAGGGGATCCTCCTCGGTGACTGGGGATCCTCGAGCAGCCGATCCGATCTGAACTTCGACGGCGTCGTGAACGGGGAGGATCTGGGGATCCTCTTCAGCCAGTGGTCCGAATCTTCTGATGACTTGGAGACCTGATGGAACCCTCGATCCTCCCGATCCTCGAGAACAATCTGACGCCGCTCATCGTCTGGGTCCTCGTGTATTACACGATGGTCAAGGGGATCCGACGCGACCTCGAGGACATCAAGAAGAAGCTAGATCGGTGATCTGCTAGGCTCCTGCCGGAGACCTCATGAAGACCGAGACCGTACCGATCGAGTCCATCTCGCCAGATCCCGCGAACGCCAGAAGCCACGGCGAGCGGAACCTTGAGGCGATTCGCGATAGCCTCCGAGCCTTCGGCCAGCAGAAGCCGATCGTCGTCGATGCTCGAGGGATCGTCATCGCGGGGAACGGCACGCTCGAGGCGGCGAAGCGTCTCGGGTGGACCGAGATCGCGATCGTCCGGACCGAACTCGATCCCGGTCAGGCGACCGCCTTCGGCATCGCCGACAACCGGACCGGCGAACTCGCCGAATGGAACGACGAGGTCCTCCGGTCGCTCCTGGACACGATGGACGACGACATGCTCGAGGTCCTCGCGTTCGACCAGAAGGAGATCGACGCCCTGGTGGCTTCAGGAGTTTCCGACTTCAAGCCTTCAGAAACAAAAGAAGTCGACCCTGAATCTTTCGACCTCGACCACAAATGCCCGAAATGCGGATTCGAGTTCGATGACTGAACACGGATGGCGACTAGCAGACCTCGAAAGCGTCACGCCTAACGGGTGCCGGGTCTTCTCTACTTTCGCCTGCGGTGGCGGATCAACAATGGGCTACAAGCTCGCAGGGTTCAGCGTCGTCGGTGCGAACGACATCGACCCGGAGATGGCGGAAGTCTATAAGGCGAACCACAAGCCCGAACACTACTACCTCAAGCCGATCGGCCAGCTTGTCGAGCAGCTTCGAGAGGAAGGCTTGCCGGAACATCTACAAGGCCTCGACATCCTCGACGGATCTCCTCCCTGCTCGAGTTTTTCAATGCAAGGAACGCGGGACAAGGACTGGGGCAAAGATAAAAAGTTCCGGGAAGGGCAAGCTCAACAGGTCCTCGACGACCTGTTCTTCGACTACCTCGACCTCCTCGAGATCATCCAGCCGCGAACCTTCATTGCTGAAAATGTCCCCGGCATCCTGATCGGCAAGGCGAAAGGCTATGCGAAGGCGATCGTCCAGAAGGCTCGGGCAATCGGCTATGCGACCCAGGTCTTCGAAGTAGACGCAACAGCATGCGGAGTTCCTCAGAGCAGGAAGCGGGTCTTCTTCGTCGGGACAAAAGAAAAAAGACAGCCTCTGATCTTTCGTCCGGCCCGGAAAGTAATCAGCCAAGAAGAAGCGTGCATGGATCTCGACTTAGATACTTCAGACCTGAAAAATGCAACGATGAAGCCGGGATCGGTTATGAGAAAATACTGGAACCTCACCAAGATCGGTCGATACTTCAGTGAAGCACATCCGCGCGGTGTTATGTTCACTTCAAAAAGGAACGACCCGAAAGCACCCGTTGCAACGATTGCAGCGTCTTACCGCAACCAGTACCACGGGCATGAACCTCGATTGTTCACTTGGAAAGAACTGTTCCGTCTCGGATCGTTTCCCGATGACTACGACCTCTGCGAACCTAAGAAATCGAACTTCAACCGGAAAGCCTGCTATCTGGTCGGCATGAGCGTCCCTCCGTTCATGGTCCGGGACCTATCAACCGCAATCTATGACCAGTGGCTTGCGTGAGGGTTGAGATCCAGCCGATCGAGGACGCCCTTCATCCGGGCCAGACGAAGGTCCTCGAGGAGGCGGGCCGCTTCAACGTCCTCGAGTGCGGGCGGCGGTTCGGGAAGACCCACCTCGGGATCCAGCTCGCGATCGACCGGGCCATCGACGGCGGCGAGGTCGGCTGGTTCGCTCCGACCTACCGATACCTCGCGGACCCTTGGCGGGACATCGAGAGAATCCTCGCCCCGGTGATTGCGAAGACCGACCGGGTCGAGAAGCGGCTCGACCTGCTCTCAGGCGGGACGCTCGACTTCTGGAGCCTCGACAACATCGACGCGGGCCGGGGCCGCCGCTACGACCGGATCGTGATCGACGAGGCCGGGATCGTCCGAGACCTCGGTCCGGCGTGGCAGGAGACCCTTCGGGCGACGCTGGCGGACCGTCAGGGCGACGCCTGGTTCCTCGGGACGCCGAAGGGTCGCTCGTTCTTTCATCGGTGTTTCGAGCGGGGCCAGATCGGCGACGGCGGCTGGAAGTCGTGGCGGCTCCCGACTACGGCGAACCCGACGATCCCGCCGGAGGAGATCGAGGCCGCCCAGCAGGAGCTACCTCGCCAGATCTTCGAGCAGGAGTTCCTCGGGATCCCTGCCGACGACGGCGGGAACCCGTTCGGGCTGGACTCGATCGCCGCTTGCGTGGCTCCGCTCTCGACCTCGCCGGTGAAGGCCATCGGGATCGACCTCGCGAAGTCCGTGGACTGGACGGTGGTCGTCGGCCTGGACGAGGACGGGGCCGTGGTGCTGCTCGAGCGGTGGCAAGGGCCGTGGTCGGAGACCTCGAGCCGGATCGACGGCCTCGTCGGCGAGGTCGCGTGTCTCGTGGATTCGACCGGCGTCGGCGATCCGATCGTCGAAGGGCTCCAGAAGACCCGGCCCCGGCTGGAAGGGTTCAAGTTCAGCAGCACGTCGAAGCAGCAGATCATGGAGGGCCTCGCCTCCGCCTTCCAGACACGACGAGTCGCGATTCCTGACGGCTGGCTTCGGACAGAATGCGAAACTTTCGAGTATCAGTACACACGGACCGGGGTCCGCTACGAGGCTCCGACCGGAATGCACGATGACGGAGTCTGCGCCCTCGCCCTGGCTCTCCGATGCCTCGACACTACGGCCCGCTCCGGGTTCGACTTCAGGGTTCTCTAGCCTATGCCGATTCGAGACCTCTTCGGTCTGCTTCAGAAGCGACAGACCAGCCCGGACAAGTACCTCGCCTCGAGCGTGAACGTCGTCGCGGGCGGCCAGCAGGGAGCGATCCGCGCTCCCTTCAGCCCCGACCGGGGGGTCCGGGCCTACCGCTCGTGGGTCTACGCCGCCGCGACGATCAACGCGAACGCCGTGGCCGCCCTTCCGCTTCGCCTCTACGCGAAAAGGGACGAGAGCCTGGCCCCGACTCGAGCGATCGAGCGACGCCGGAAGGCGTACATGATGGGCGACGGTCAAGGCGACCAGAGACCCTCCTCGGTCGTGATGAGGAAGGCCGCCATGTACGGCGACGACTTCGAGGAGGTCGTCGGCCCTCACCCGGTCCTCGATCTACTGGGTGAGGCGAACCCGTTCCTGAATGGCTTCGACCTCGCGGTCCTCCGGATCCTCTACGGGGAGCTGACCGGGAACGCCTACCTCCACCCGGTCGTCGATGAGGCTACCGGCCTCCCCTCTGAACTCTGGCCGCTCGCGTCTCACTACGTCGAGGTCATTCCCTGCGAAGACAACTTCATCAAGGGGTACCTCTACGGTCAGAACGCCCAGATGAAGCAGGTCTTCCAGACGGACGAGGTGATCCACTTTCGGCGACCGAATCCGGGGAACTTGTTTTACGGACTCGGGAAGGTAGAGGCCGCCTACGGCTCGATCGTCGCGAACGACGCGGTCCACGAGATGGACATCTCGACCTTCGCGAACTCGGCCCGCCCCGACTACGCCGTCGTAGTGAAGGGGACGCCCAGCGGCGACCAGCTCGACCGATTCCAGCAGCAGGTCGAGAACCGCCTGAAGGGCTCGCGGAAGGATGGCTCGTTCATCACCGTGACCGGCGATGTCCAGTTCACGCCGTTGAACTTCCCTCCGAAGGACCTGGCGGGTCGCGAGGAGATCGTCGAGGAGATCGCCGCCGTGTTCGGCGTCCCGGTCTCAATGCTGAAGGCGAACGACCCGAACCTCGCATCGGCTCAGACCGGCTTCGCTCAGTGGCGAGAAGGGACGATCCTCCCTCTATGCCGAATGGACGAGCAGGAACTGAACCAGAGCCTCCTCCCGCTCTTCGGGCTCGAGGAGACCCACTGTCTCGCGTACGATAATCCGGTCCCGACCGACCGGGCCTTCGAGCTACAGGAAAGGCAGACCGCCGTCGCGGGCGGCTGGCGGACACCGAACGAGGCGAGGCTCGAGGAGGGCCGAGAGCCCGTCGAGAACGAGTTCGCCGAGCAGCTCCTCGTTGGCGGCCAGCCTCTCGGCGGAGCTGCTCCGGCGGGACCAGGACTCCTCTCGATGGACGAACCAGAACCGAAGGAGCTGAACGACGCCGCCGGTCCGGATCTCGGCTTCGCGTCCTCCCTGCTCGAGTCGGTTCGAGAACGACGCCTGACCGGCTACGCCGTCGTCAAGCTGCTCCAGGCCGCCGGGTTCACTCGAGCGGTCGCCGAGAAGATGGTCGAGGCCGAGGAGAAGGCAGGGCCGAAAAAAAAGGTCCTGACGATGACCCGCCAGCCCGGCGACCTCTACGAGACGCCGGAGGAAGCTGAGGCGGTCGCGGCGGTTCTGGGATGCTCGGGCCATCACGTCCACGAGGTGGACGGGCGGACCCTCTACATGCCCTGCGAGGCCATGCAGGACTACACCGACGCGACGGGCCTCGAACACGGGGACGAGAAGGCCCTCGACGACGTGGACCTGAAGCCGACCGCCGGGATGGCCGAGCTGGCCGAGCGTGGTCTTCGTCTCCGAGAGGAACACGGACGAGGCGGCACCGAGGTCGGCGTCGCTCGGGCGAGGGACATCTCGAACCGATCGAACCTCAGCCCGGAGACCGTCGGGCGGATGGCGAACTTCTTCAGCCGTCACCGCGTGGACCTCGACGCCCCCGCCGCGAAGCCGAGCCACGACGAGTACCCGTCCGCGGGCGTGGTCGCCTGGCTGCTCTGGGGCGGCGATCCCGCGAACCCGGACGAGGCCGGGGCCGCGTGGGCCGACCGGAAGCTCGAGGAACTCGAGAGGGCTCGAGAGAAGGCCGAGGGCGACCGGGTCTCATCGACGCCCGCGAAGCCGAGCGAGCAGCGAGAAGGGTCCGACGAGAACCCGGAAGGGTCGGCGTCTGGATCTCGCGGCGGGATCGAGATCAGCGAAGCGACCGAGAAGGCCCTGAAGAACAAGGTCGAGGAACATAACGAAGAACACGGCGACAAGAAGGGGAAGAAGGTCGATCTCGGGATGCTGAAGGCGGTCTACCGGCGAGGGGCCGGAGCCTTCTCGACCTCGCACCGCCCCGGCATGAGCCGACAGCAGTGGTCGATGGCTCGCGTGAACGCCTTCCTCTACCTCGTCCGCAACGGGCGACCGAAGGACGCGAAGTACGTCGGCGACAACGACCTCCTCCCGTCTGGTCACCCGAAGAAGGAAGACAAGAAAGCGAAGTGGCTCGACTGGTCAATGCCCGGATGCAAGTGCAAGAACCACGCGGCGAAGGTCTACGAGTGGCCGGAGGCTACGAAGTTCCAACGACTCGAGATCGAGGGCCTGGCGGCAGACTTCGACCGACTGATGCCGAAGGCCGCGACCGACGAGCCCGACGCCGACGACGACATCCGAAGCGATGAGAAGCGGACGCCCGCGATGGCGATCGCCGCGATCGTTCAGGATGGACTCGAGAAGGTCCGGGGCCGCATGATCCGAGCCCTCGAGTCCGGCGAGATCAAGCCGACGCCCCAGAAGGCAGCAGGCGGCGACGCCGCGATGCAGGCGATCCTCGCCGACCTCGTCGGGACGAAAGGGAAGATGCTCGACGACCTCGTCGCCGCGATCAAGTCCGCTGCCGCCAGCGGCGGATCGGTCGGAGCGGCTCGAGTGAACGAGATCCTCGGCCAAGCTGGACGGACTCAGATCTCGACGCCTCAGCTCTCCGAGGCTCTCGAGAAGGCGATCGCCGAACGGGCGGGCCTGATCGTCGAGAGCGTGATCGACGCGACCGTGGACCGAACGATCGGGAGCATCGAGGGCGACTTCTCGATCGGGAAGGAGATCGAACGACTTCGGACCGGATACGGCTTCAGTGCCGACCGGGCCGAGACGATCGCCCGAACCGAGTCGGCGAACGCCTACCACGAAGGCCAGATCGACACCTGGAAGGAAGCCGGAGTCGTGAAGGAGAAACAGTTCCTGAAGGCTCCGGGAGCCTGCGAGTTCTGCTCGGCCGTCGAGAAGTCGTTCGGGGCTGGCGGGAAGGCCCTCGGGGTGGACTCCCCGATGGTCCGGGGTGGGATGACCATCCGAGGAACGGACGGCGGGACGTACACGCCGACGTTCGACTCTCAGGGAATCGTACACCCGAACTGCCGGTGCGACTTCATGCCGGTTCTGGAGGATCTCTAATGCTGAAGAAGACGCTCGAGGCGATGGTCTCGAAGGGGGAAGGCGTCAAGGTGGACGCCACCATCACGACCGAAACGATCGACCGCGACGGCGAGGTCCTGATCTCTCAGGGCATGGACGCGGGCGAGTATGAGAAGAACCCGGTCGTGTTTTATAATCACGACTATGCCCAGCCGATCGGGAAGATCACCGACATCCGGCGGGCGAAGGGGAAGATCGACGCCTCGATCGAGTTCGCCCAGCGGCCGGAAGGCTTCAACGGCTCATACTTCCCGGAGTTCGTCGAGAGCCTCGTCGATCAGGGCATCGTGAAGGGGATCAGCGTCGGCTTCGTCCCGCTCCCTGGCGGGGTCCGGAAGGCTTCGGCGAAGGATCAGGAGGACTACGGCGACACCGTCCGACAGGTCTACTCGAAGTGGAAGCTCCTCGAGGTCTCGGTCGCTCCGCTCCCGGCGAATGCGACCGCTCTGGTCTCCGCGGTCCGGAAGGGCGTCGTCTCACTCGAGGACGCGGAACGATGGCTCGACTTCGCTCCGCCACCTCGGACCGTCCAGATCCAGGTCCCTCGACGGGGCCGTCTTTCGACCCTCTGACCGTACGCCTCGATGAGGTCCGGACGCGGAGCCGAAAGGGCTGGAGCGGTGGATCGTGGGGCCAGAAGCTAGAACGTCACACCGAACACTCAACCGAGGACAAATCATGCGATTCGTGAACATCGAGGAGGTCCAGAAGGACCTCCAGAACATCGCCGACCAGGTCGGCGAGACTGGATTCGTCCAGGCGAAGGCCCTCTATATGGAGAAGGTCGCCGTCGTGGACGAAAAGGGCGAGCCTCTCTCCGCTGAGGACGTCGAAGTCGTTCTGATGCCGAAGATGGCTGAGGACGAAGAAGAAAAGGCCGTCGAAGACAACGAAGAAACCGCCGACAAGGCAGACGAGGACGAGGACATGGAAGACAAGGCGACCCCGAAGTCGATCACCCTGAACCGGCGGAAGGCCGTCGCCCCGGCGACGAAGATGGCCCCGGCCATTCACCGCCCGAAGATCTGGTCGAAGCTCAAGAACTTCAAGGACGACAGCTCCGGCGACGCCGTCACGAAGGCGATGCGGTTCGGTCACTGGCTCCTCGCCTCTCGAGGCCACCGGAAGAGCCTGAACTTCTGCGACGCGAACGGTATCGAGGTCAAGGCCCACACCGAGGGCGTGAACTCCGCTGGTGGCTTCCTCGTTCCTGAAGAGTTCGAGAACGAGCTGATCTCGCTCCGCGAACAGTACGGCGTCTTCCGTCGAAACGCTCGAGTCCGTCCGATGTCCAGCGATACCCTCCGGGTTCCTCGCCGATCGGCTGGCCTCACCGCGAACTTCGTCGGAGAAGCCACCGCCGGAACCGAATCTACCCAGACCTTTGAGTCGGTCTTGCTTGTCGCGAAGAAGGCGATGGTCCTCACCACCATCTCGAACGAGCTGAACGAGGACGCCTTCGTGAACCTCGCCGACGACGTGGCGGGCGAGATCGCCTACGCCCTCGCGAAGAAGGAAGACGAGTGTGGGTTCACCGGAGATGGTACGTCCACCTTCGGTGGCATCAATGGCGTCGTGACCCAGATCGAAGCGGGAACGACCGGCGTCATGTATCACGACGCGGCCCTCGGCTCCGGCTTCGGCGACCTCACGCTCGACAACATCGGCGCGATGATGGGGCTCCTCCCCGCCTACGCCGACACCCCGAACGCGAAGTTCTACATGCACAAGGCTACCTGGCACGGCATGTTCGAGGCCGCTCTGACCTCCGCCGGTGGAACCTCCGCCCGCGAGATTAAGGACGGCTACGCCGGGACCCCGACCCTCTTCGGCTACCCGGTCGAGTTCACTCAGGTGATGCGGTCCGCCTACTCGGCGAACAAGATCGGCGCGCTCTTCGGCGATCTCAGCCTGGCCGCTTCGTTCGGCGACCGTCGCCAGACCGAGGTCCAGATCAGCGACTCGGCCCTGAACGCTTTCGAGCAGGACGAACTCGCGATCCGTGGCACCGAGCGGTTCGACATCAACGTCCACGACGTGGGCGACTCGAGCGAGTCGGGTCCCGTCGTCGGCCTCCTCTTCTGATGAACTCCGGGGGCCGACTTCGGTCGGCCCCCTATTACGGGAAACCACGAATATGATTCACGCACAAAACACCGGATACCAGATGGTAATCGACCCGGTCGCCAACTCCGGAGCGACCACCGCCGAGGAGATCGACACCCTTGGCTATGACTACCTCACGGTGGTCGTCGGTCTCGGCAACATCGGCGCCGCCGTCACCGCTCTGAAGCTCTCCGAGGCGACGACCTCGGGAGGCTCGTTCTCCGACATCGACGCGGCGACTATCGGCAACGCGGCTTGCCTGGACATCGCCGGATCCTCGACCGTCTTGCCTGGAACCAGCGATGACGACCGGATCGTCGTCTTCGAAGTCGATCTGAAGA